GAAGACGATATAGATTATTTTACGGACCCTCAAGCAGCCGTTAATCGTGCTATTGAGAACCATCCTAAGATTAAAGAAGCACAGGAGTACTCGACGCAATACAAAAAACAAGCGTCACTGGCAGTACTCCAAAATAAACATCCTGACATGCAAGACATCCTAAAAGATGATAAGTTTGCAGAATGGATTAAAGCTTCTAAAATTAGGACTCAGTTGTTTGTAGAAGCTGACCAACATTACAATGCTGACGCTGCTGACGAACTTTTTTCTTTATGGAAAGAACGTAAGACAGTAGCAGACCAGACTGCACAAGTTGAAAAACAAGCAAGAAGGCAGCAAATTAAAGCAGCTAACACAGGTAACGCACAAGGTAGTGCTGAAGCAACTCGTAGAAAAGTTTATCGTCGGGCCGACATTATTAAACTAATGAGAACAGACCCAGACAGATACCAAGCTTTATCAGAAGAGATTCTAAAAGCGTATTCAGAGGGTCGAGTTAAATAACTAATTTGGAGATTACCCAATGGCTACAGCTACTTATCCTGGTGCTAGTGGAAACACGGCACTAACAGAAGCAGCAACTTTTGTACCTGAAATATGGTCCGACGAAATTATTGCTGCTTACCAAAAAAACTTAAAGATGGCTCCTCTTGTCAAAAAAATATCAATGTCAGGCAAGAAAGGAGACAAGCTACATATTCCTAAGCCCACTCGTGGTGACGCAAATGCGAAAGCTGCCGATACAGCAGTAACTATCATTGCTAACACCGAAAGTGAACTCACGATTGACATTAATCGACACTTTGAATACTCAAGGTTGATTGAAGACATTGTTGAAGTTCAAGCACTCAGCAGCTTACGTCAGTTTTATACTGAAGACGCTGGGTACTCACTCGCTGTTAGAGTCGATACTGACTTACACTCAGCAGGTACTGGCTTTGGTAACGGTGGTGCAATCGTACACACTGGTTCAGTAGCTCCTACTGACTACCAACACACAGGTTGTTTCTTTAACGACGGTGGTACAACAACTCAGTATACAGACGACACAGCGGTTGCTGCTGACGTTTTTTCTGACGCTTTTTTCCGTGACATGATTCAAAAACTGGACGACAACAATGTTCCCATGGAAGAACGTGTTCTTGTTATACCTCCTTCTGTTCGTAAGACGATTATGGGCATTGACCGTTATGTGTCTTCTGACTTTGTTACAGGTCAGGCTGTTCAGTCAGGTCTTATTGGTAACTTGTACGGTGTTGATGTTTATGTATCTGCTAACTGCGCTACTATAGAAGCTGCCGCTGATAACACAGCGTCTTCTATCGACACTCGTGCTGCCATGCTCTTCCACAGGGACGCTATTGTCCTTGCAGAGCAACAGTCAGTACGCTCTCAAACCCAGTACAAGCAGGAATACTTGTCTACCCTGTACACGGCTGACTGCCTGTACGGTGTTCAGGTGTATCGTCCTGAAGCTGGTTTCGTTCTCGCTATTGCTGAGTAACGGATTTAAAGGGGGTCTTAACAGGCCCCTTTTTCCCTATATACTACTGCAAAGGGAAGTTAATTAATGGCAACAACAATTAAATTAAAAAACGGATCAGGTGTACCTGCTGCTAGTAGTCTTGTCCAAGGTGAACCTGCAATAGACCTAACCAATAGACGTTTGTACACAGAAAACTCTAGTGGTTCAGTTATTGAAGTAGGTAATAATCCTTCTGTTTTATCTATTGCTGGAACAACAGTTACGTCTACCGCAGCAGAGCTTAATATTTTAGACGGTGTAACCGCAACTGCTTCAGAACTTAATATTCTAGACGGAGTTACTTCTAGTACAGCAGAATTAAACATTTTAGACGGAGTAACTGCTACAGCGTCTGAGTTAAATATCTTGGACGGAGTTACTTCTTCTACAGCAGAACTTAATATCTTAGATGGTGTTACAGCAACAGCTTCTGAATTAAACGTGTTAGATGGTGTTACGGCTTTTGTTGATGAAGACAACATGGCCTCTGATAGTGCAACTTCTATTCCTAGTCAACAATCTGTAAAAGCTTACGTACAGTCTCAATTAGGAACAGGAGGAGGTTCAGTAAGTTTTGCAACTTTAGATGTAACTACAAATTTACAAGTACCAGACGGAACAACAGGTAATAGGCCAGGAAGCCCTAGTGTTGGTAATTTTAGATACAACACTACCACAGGAGGTTTTGAGGGATATAGTGCTGACGGTTGGGGTGAGATAGGAGGCGGTGGCGCTAACCTTACTACAAATAATTTTACTGGAGACAACAGCACTACAGCGTTTACATTAGGAATAGACCCTAGTGTAGAACAAAATACATTTGTGTTTTTGGACGGTGTATACCAACAAAAAAATACTTATTCTACCTCTGGAACAACTTTAACTTTTAGTACGGCTCCTCCTACTGGAGCTTCGGTAGAAGTTATGAGTATGACTGCTACAAATAGCATTGTTGGTACTGTTTCTGATAATGCAATTACTACAGCCAAAATATTAAATTCAAACGTCACCGTAGATAAGCTTGCAACCGACGCTGTAACTACAGTCAAAATATTAGATGATAATGTAACAAGTGCTAAACTTGCACACGCATTAGATATTGTTACAAGTATAGGTATAGGGGGAGGTTCTACTAACGGTGTATCTATTTCTCAAGGTGCTATAGCTCTTAAAAATGGAGGTACTCAGTCTAAAATAGATTTTTATTGTGAATCTTCTAATGCACATTATACAAGACTTCAAGCGGCTCCTCATAGTTCTTATGCAGGTAATATTGTACTAACTCTTCCTGCTAGTGATGGAGATGCAGGTCAATTTTTAAAAACAGACGGAAGTGGGGTAATGTCGTGGGACACAGTTACTTCTATATCAACCAGTAAAGTATTCTTTATGGGGCAAATCTAATGACAGTTAAAATATCAGGCGTGGATCTTAGCGCAAACACAACAGCAAACATAGGACAGGCTGGCTCCTCTGGAGGCACTTACACTGTCCACATTCTTAATAGAAGTACGTCAAATGCTCATGTGCAGTTAGGAGTAGGAGATTCTTCTGCTACGTTTGCTAACGCTACAAAATTACTAGAAGAAACTTTAGTCGGTGCAAAAGAATCAATTTCTTTTTCTCCAGTAGTTGCAGGGGCTAATGACTATGTTATTGGTAGAAGCACAGTCGCAAGCGTAAACATGACAATGATGGGGTTTGACGAATAATGGCTGGATTAAGTAGAAATTTTCTTTTAAAACAAAAATCTTTTCCTGATGATCCACTTCCCAGTTATGACAATGTGCATATGCAATACTATGGATCTGGTCAAGGTAGCACTGGCGGCAATATGTACCTTCCTGGGTTTGCTAATGATGACGGAGACTATTACGGCCTAAAAGTTACTTTTGGTAATGCAAACAAGATTGATTATTATCAACCTGATGGAACTCAGATAACTAGCGGTGTTTGGGCCAGTGGTTTTTATGCATCAGAGGTAAGTGCAGGTGGTAACTCTGGAAATTATTTTCTGGGGTTGTACATGGACACCACAGATAATCTTTTGTATGGAATTACATTAAACACAACTACCAATCCAGATCAAGTAGCTTTATTTTCTATAAATAAATCAGGAACTGTCACTGTAATAGGCGGCAGTTATCACGATACAACCGCTGCTGATGACACAACTTCAGGTTTAAATTCTGCTTGGGTAGGGCCAATGAGACGAACTGGTGGGGATGGTTCTGGAAATTTTGAATTAGTTTATTCGTATACTCCAAGCAATAATTATAGGATGAAAAAATACACATTCAATGCAAGCACAGGGGCTTTCACGGAACCCGATATTATGCCAGCTAACTATCCTGGTGCTAGTTATCATAACGGTATTTTTCTTGGGCCGACAACGAACAACATTATAATGACTCACGCTGGTCAAGATATAGATTCAGGGCTTATGTATGGAAGTTTGCTAAACACTTCAACTGGAAAGCATACAGGAAGATATACTCCTTTTAATAATCAACGCAGTGGTGGAGGGATGAGTTCTTGGTTTCTTGGTACTAGTCAGGCTCGTGCTGCATATTGGCGAGGTGGTGTATACATAGGGAGTGGAGTCTTTAACATACAAGCTTATGACGAAACAGACTTATTTAATTATGTAGACTTGATGGCGGATTATTATGGAATATTATAAATATGTGGGAGAAAAAAACACAGACGGATTGTCGTTATTTTCTGCTTCTGTTTGGCTTAATCTTTTAACAGAAACAGAAATGTGTGCTTTTTTTAGAAGCTCCACTCAAATTATAGCTGATACCGCCTTGTTAATGAGCAACAGAGATTGGGTTGTAGATGTTGCAAGTACACGATTTGATGACGTAATGACAGCATGTGTCGCAGAAAATATTTTTACAAACGACAGAGTAAATCAATTTAAACGTGGGGTAGAAAAAATCAATGAGTCCGAATACGTCTTAGGAGTTATTCAATAATGGCTCTTACTAAAGTTAAACTAATAGCAGACGACGCTGTAACGCAAGCAGCAATAGCTGACAACTCAGTAGACATAGCAAGACTAGCTGTGTCTGACGGCTCTAATGGACAGTTTTTGAGTACAAACGGAAGTGGCACTCTTTCTTTTGCTTCTGTAGCTGCTGATACTGGACGTGCTTATACAGACTGGGCAATAAAAGTCGATACGTACACCGCAGTAAATAAAGACCAACTTATAGCTAACAAAAGTACTGCTTTTACAATCACTCTTCCAGCAGGATCAGCAGGAAATACAGTAATTATATGTAATGCAGGGGCTGGGACTGTAACAATAGGAAGAAATGGAAGCCAAAAGATTAACTCTGCGGCTGAAGATGGAACTTTAGCTCAAGGTAACTCAGTTCAACTTGTTTATGTCGATGATACTATCGGCTGGTTTGAAATTTAGGAGAATATTATTATGCCAGTGTTAGGTAAAACTACAAGCGGAGAAGCAACAGAAATGACGTTAACTGCTTCTGGAACGGTATCGGCTGGTGATGGCATTGTTATACAGTCAAATGGTAAAGGTAAAAAAGCGGCTGGTAATATTAGCGATGGTGTTCAAACTCAAAGTGCGGCTACTTGGACACATAATAATGGTTCAGCTTGGTATCCTTACGGTGATCTATATCGTATGGATGCAGAAAATCAAAGAGCCGCTTGGTTCTCCCACGCATTTAGTCAGAGTAATGGAGGGGTTTATATCTTTCCTCAAACCGTTGCTACTACTGGTGCCTATGCTACAAGTGTTACTAGCAGCACACTCTTAGGTAATATGGGTGCAGGGGATCAAGTAATTTTAGATGCAATTTGGGATCAAACGAATACAGCTTGGTTGGTTGCATTAAGAAACTCAAGCGATCAGTTGCAGTTTGCAAGATTTAAAACAACAAACGGTACTACTGGCACGGTTTATATGTCTACAGGAACAGCAGATCCTTATGCTACAACAGCAAGGTCATACCACGGTGTTTTAGTAAAAGATGCTTCTGGTCGAATTTATTATTGTTGTAAAGGAGGCACTAATGATTATGGATCAAGGGTACAACAAATTAATTATTCTGCTGACTCTACGGCAGCAGATGCTGCTACGTTAGGAACAGCGGTTACTACTAGCCAAGTTCATGCTAATACTAATTCAGGATGGCGTACTGCTTGTTATGATGCTGAAAACGATCAAATTCTTACACTGTCAGGGGCTGCTGATAATAGCGCAAATATAATTATTACAGCATTTGACATTGATGGTAGCGGAGCATTGAGTGAATCGCATTACCGTGTAATGGGAATAAATAATGATTTAGCTGGGTCAGAGCTTGCTCAAGGAAGCAATTGGCCTCAAGTAGTTTCTATGGCAGCAACTAATGGAAAGATTGCTTGTCAGTGCAGGTTTGGGGCGGCAATTACGTTAACGAATACAGGAAGCGCTTTTACCGCAGGAAAAGTTAGAGATGGAACTTGGGGATCTTATGCAACAGGGGTAACTAGAATTATGGGACTTCATGTTTTAAATGGAGTTTCTGATCAATTCGCAGGATTTTATACTAAAAATGCATCAGTGGTAGATGGGCTTGAAACAACTATTTATAAAGTAGTTTTTAGTGTTGATAGTGGAGGGAATCTTATTAATTTAAAAGAAACGGTTGCTGGTGATTCTGCTACTTATGGAGCAACTTCAAGAGGCAGACCCCTTGATCTTCAAAGTGATGCTGAAAATCATGTTGCTGTAACTGGTTTTGGCGGCACAAGCAATTATTTAATGTATCCAAATCTAGCTGCTACTGCTAATAAAATGCGTTTTCATAGCATTAGTGCGTCTGATTTTGATATGAACCTTTTATCAGGGAGTGCAAAAACAGGAGCAAGTAATGGTAACACCTTTACGCTTAATATGTCAGGCGCAACGCAAACGACCAGCGGAAAAATACCTGGAGCAAAATATTTTTTTGATCCTACTGGCGCACTTGTTGAAAACAAACCAACAACTTCTCCTTTTTCTTTTTATGGTACAGCACTTAGCGCAACTGAAATAAATGTAGGAAGAGATATTCAAGTAGCTACTCCTGAAAAAGACATTGCAATTTTTAAAGACGTAACAACAGGTGTTACAACTTCAGGTTTTGAGACTGAGTTTACTAGCGGTTATAGTTGGGCAAATGAAATTCAACATCACAATGATGTCATAACCGCTACTGTTACAGGGAGTAATGACCTACTTAATGTAACTGGGTCAGGTCGAGTTTTGTATTTTATTTGTGGGTATGCAGGAACGGTTTATAATAACTCTAATTTTGGTGTAAATGTTTTCGTTGATGGTGTTCAAATTTACTCAACAGGTATTCATTCAACTGGACTAGCGCAACCACTATCTGTTGTAGGTGAGCTTCTTAAGCGAACGTCAAGTGGGCATGGTTATCTTAATTATGCTAACTTAAAATTTAATGAAAGTTTTAGAGTACAAAGAATGTCTACTGCTACTGCTACCCATTTGAATATGGCTTACTACATAGTGGGAGAAGGTTAATGGGAATAATTAATTTAACAAACCCTGACAAAGATCCAGTAGAAGGGGATGAACTTGTAAAAAATGAAAATGGTTTAGTTATTAAATGGACGCAAGGAAAAATCCCAACTGCGGAAGAAACTGCTAGGTCTTGGAGAGATAAAGAGTTGATCAATACTGATTGGGTTGTTCCTATAACTGACCATCCTAAACACGATGCTTATAAAACGTATCGAACAAAGTTACGCGATTGGCCTAGCACCTCTGATTTTCCTGATACGAAGCCAACATTATGATAACTAATCATGGCTATAGCTGAAGTAGCGGCTTGTATTGCTCTTGTCAAAGGTTTAAATGATGCAATATCAACAGCTAAAGAAGCTGGTAATAATGCGTCAGCTTTTGCAAACATAGTTGGAAAATTTGCTAAGGCTAATGACGCTGTACTAAATACAGAAAAGAAACACGTAGGTAAGTTGTCTGTACAAGACAGTATGCAGATACAGATAGCTAAAAGACAGTTATCTACTTTTAATCAACAACTAAAAGACATGATGTTGATGCAAGGTCTGTCTCAAGACTACCATGAGATTATGAACCGTGTAGAGGAAAGTAGACTAGAACACGAGCAAAGATTGAAAATATTAAAAAGAAAAAGAGCAAGAAGAGACAAAGAACTTTCTCAGGTTTTACAAATATTATTTTATTCAATATGTGGTGTGTCTTTATTCTTTTTTATAGCTTGGACAGTACGCGTTGTTTAGATGAATATATTAGCTTTTTTGTTAGTAGTTGTAGTAGAAGGAAATACTGTAAGTAATGATGCTATGCTGTTCCGTGACATATACCAGTGTAATAAATTTAGTAGAGCTATAGAACAGCAAGAAACACTAACAATGGGAAGAAGTTACTACCGACAAGAAAACGTAGCTGCTTATTGTATTCCTAAAATAGTAAATAATAATCAGGTGTTTTATGACCAACGTAGAACAAACAAATCTAACTGAAGAATACTTTAAAGCTTTCCCTGAAGAAAGAAAAAAAAGACTAACTCAGTACGATCCTGAAACACACCTGTCTGAATTAGACGTTGCAAGAACCACAAGTAAAACTTGGTCAATGGAGCAAGAATAGCAGATAATAATAATAAACTACGTTCATCCTTTGAGGACGGAAGTAGGTCAAAAGACCGAAGGAACGCATTGGATTTAATTCAATAAACGTAACTAGGAGGTCAATATGGCTAATTATTATAGAGGCGCATACGTAAATACTGTAAACAAAGAAAAAGTGTTACATAAAAATCTTGTTTACAGAGGAGTAAAACACACTGGGAGCAACGATATAAACCTTGAACAAACAACAGGAATTTACCGTGGCTCTAAATGGAAAAGATAAATGACTTGGTTAACTTCTTTAATCTCACCTGTTGCTAATATAGCAGGACAGATAATAAAAAATAGAAATGAGATTTCTAAAGCAAAACACGAAGCACAAATGCAAACCATTCAGAACAATGCTGATTGGGAAGCTAAGATGGCTGATGCGTCAGCTAATAGCTGGAAAGACGAATTTTGGACCTTGGTACTCAGCGTTCCCATTTTTATGATAGGGTACAGTATTATCGTTAATGATCCTTCAATTATTGAAAGAACTAAATATGCTTTTCAAGCGTTAGACGAGTTACCTGACTACTACCAATATTTACTCTTTATTTGTATAAGTGCTTCTTTTGGTATTAAAGGGGTTGACCGCTTACTTAGCTTAAAGAAAAAATAATATGGACAATGATAAAGCATTTGAGATGGCGTTAGAAGCTTTAGAGCGCATAGCAAAACACGAGAAAGAATGTGGGGAGCGTTGGGCTGAGTCTCTTGTAGAACTTAGAGAACTCAGGAGAGCTACAGACACTCATGCGGCTCGTTGGGAGCGTTTAGCTTGGTTAGTCATAGGTACAGCGATTAGTTGTACTGCTACGCTTCTTGTGATGGTACTTTAAATGTCTTTATTCAGCAACCCTGGGAGCGGAGGATATGGAGAGGAATATAGGGTTCCTCGTGATGATTGGGATTATTACCTTCCAGGAATGGGGGGCCAAGATGTTTATTATGACGTAGAAATGGAGGAGCGTGCAGACGCACAAGAGCGATATGAAATGGTTCAAGACATGAGGGACGGTACGTTAAACCCTTGGACTCTAAGTAATTCAAAACTACGGTTTTTTACGAAAAGAAACTTTGAGAATCCCGAAGATGCAGATGCAGAGAGAAAAGAACTTGCTGAGTTTTTTAATACTAATAACAACACTAACTACAGCCCTCCTGAAGACGAAGAGGTTAGTGTAGACAGTGAGTTTGACGGTGATGGCCAAGGACCTCTTGATCCTAACGTACCAGGAGAAACCCCACCAGAAGAAGAAGGTCCCACAGAAGAGGAAGCTTTCTTAGACTCTATACTAGAAGGTTTTAATAATGAGGAAATAAGACAACAAAACGAGGAAACTCTTGGAGAGCTTTATAGTTCTTTAGGTTTTGCAGAAGGTGAGTGGGACAGTGTACTAGGTAGAGAAACAAACGAAGAAGAAGTACTTGGAGGACCTTGGTGGTTACGTGGTGGGGCTGATCCAAACGCTGCTGTAATAAAGACTGACTTAGATGCAATGTTAAAAGACGCTCTTGATCGTTTACCAGGAGTGGGTGTTGTTTTTGAAGACGGTAAAATGAAAGGAAGAATACTTATACCTATTCCTGGTTTACCTACTTACATACAAGGCACTGGCTTAGAAGTTGACATACTAGACGACGGTAGTATAGTCATAACACAAAACGCTAGGAACAAGATAGACGAAATAAAAGAAAAAATAAAGAACATACCTGGAGAAATAAGAGACGGTATTGATAGCGTAATAGACGGCATAAAAGAAGCTGGTGAAGAAATAGGAGACATTTTTACGGACAACGACGGAAACATTTTTGTTAACGTGGTTGACGCAGCAGGTAGTATTTTACGTAGAGTATCAGTAACGGTTGGTGGTTTACTGGACGGTGGTAGTGGTAAAGAAGGTTTATTAGGTTGGTTGCTGGCTAGTGGAGCCATTGGTTCTGCTGTAGACACCGCTAAAGAAAAGTATTTTCCACCTGTTGCTGCTGAAGGCGAAGATGATGGCGCTGGTACTGAAGACGGTACTGGAGACGACGGCCAGCCACAAGAAGAACCTCCTCCTGAAGATGAAAAGAAAGGTCCTCCAGTAACAAGTGAAAAAGAAGATCCTTCTAATGGTGAGCCTCCAGGTGAAGAACCTCCTTCTGAAGGTACTCCTCCAGAGAGTCCTCCTAATGAAGATCCTAGGGGTACTCCTTCAGATGGGAGTCCTCCAGAGAGTCCTCCTAATGAAGATCCTAGGGGTACTCCTCCAGATGGAAGTCCTCCAGAAAGTCCTCCAGAGAGTCCTCCTAATGAAGATCCTAGTGGTGGAGGCGGTGGAAACGGTGGAGTAGACCTTACAGAGCCAAAAAAACCAGATGAACCTACTACTGGTGGTGGTGGTAGTGGCGACGACTCTGAAGAACAAGAGCCTATTACTGGTGGAGGAGGTATGTTTACTGGTTTAGGAGGAGGAGGCTCTAGTAGAAAAGGATACATGGATAATTTAGGTTACGGCCTTCCTCAGTTTGTAGCTGTGCCTTATCAACTTAAAGACTATAATGTTGAGCTTAACCGTTTGATAAATGATAGTTTGTTTAAGGGAATAGTTTAATGACGTATTTAAATGCAGTAAACAGTGTTTTAAGAAGACTACGAGAAAACGAAGTAGCTACAGTTCAAGCAACAGGCTACAGTAAGCTTGTTGGTGATTTTGTAAACGACGCTAAAGACTTAGTTGAAAATGCTTGGGATTGGTCAGCATTACGTACAACTTTAGCTTTTAACACGGTAGCTGACACAGTTAATTACTCCTTAACAAACAGTGGAGACAAAATAAAAGAACTAAACGTGCTTAACGACACGTCTAATCTTAAGATGCAGTACCAGACAAACAACTGGTTTGACGAACAGCTTTACTTGAACAATCCTCTTACTGGTTCACCTAGATACTACACTTATGCTGGAGTAGACGGTAATGGAGACATGACGATTGACGTTTACCCAAAACCAGACGCAGTTTATGCTTTACGTTTTGACGCTGTTATTCGTAACTCTGTTTTAACGAGCGACTCAGATTCTATAGCAGTTCCTGAAAATGCAGTAGTACAACTAGCAGTAGCTCTTGCTTCAAGAGAACGTGGAGAAACAGGCGGTACGTCAACTGCTGAGTACTTTACTATAGCTAATAGATATTTAGGAGACGCTATAGCACAGGACGCAGGTAGACACCCAGAAGAAACTATTTTTTATACACCTTGAGACAATAGATGGCACAACAACTAAACAGTATCAACCTTGTCGCCCCAGCGTTCAAAGGTATTAATACAGAAGACTCGCCTCTTGCTCAAGACCCTTCTTTTGCAGAAGTAGCTGATAATGCTGTAATAGACCGACGTGGACGTATAGCAGCACGTAAAGGACTTAGTGTTACTACAACAAACAAAACTCAACTAGGTTCAGGTAAAATAAGAGCTATAAAAGAATTTAGGAACGACGCAGGGACCACTAAGATATTTTCAGTGGGCAACAATAAGATACTAAGTGGCACAACGACGTTAGCTGATGAAACTCCTGGTGGTTATTCTATCTCTGCTGACAACTGGAAGATGGTAAACTTTAACGACAGTGTTTACTTTTTCCAACGTGGGTTACAGCCTCTTATTTACAATACAGTTGCTTCAGGTTCTTCAGGAGGTGCTAACAGTAGCGTAGTAACACTTAGTTCAGTTAATAGTGCTGCTGGGTTAACTTCGGCTAAGTACGGTAATGAAGTGTTAGCAGCTTATGGTAGGCTCTGGACTGCTGACTTTAGCACAGATAAGTCTACGATATACTGGTCGGACCTGTTGTCTGGACACATATGGACAGGCGGTAGTTCAGGCTCTCTTGACATATCTCAAGTCTGGCCTGACGGTTACGACGAGATTGTAGCTTTAGCTGCCCATAACAACCACCTGATAATTTTTGGTAAACGTAGTATTGTAGTTTACTCAGGAGCTACTGCACCTGCTTCTATGACTCTAGCAGACACGGTTTCTGGCGTAGGTTGTGTAGACAGAGACACAGTTCAATACACAGGTACAGACGTAATATTCTTGTCTCAGACAGGTTTAAAAAGTTTTGGTAGAACCATACAAGAGAAGTCTATGCCTATTAGTAATCTATCTTCAACAATTACTAAAGACATTATTGCTTTACTAAGTTCAGAGACAGAGTTTTTTAGGTCCGTGTATTACCCAGAGGAAAACTTTTATTTACTTACATTTACTGGACATAATACAACCTTTTGTTTTGACATACGTGGTACTCTTGAGAACGGAGCGTACAGAGCTACACGTTGGCCTGGAACTGGGTTTACTTCTTATGAACGTAAAGACAACGGTACTTTATTGCTAGGCGGTTTACACGGACTTGGTTCCTATGCAGGGTACTTAGACAACAACTCAACTTACCGCTTTCGGTACACAAGTCCTGAGTTAACATTTGGTGACACTACTAAACTTAAGTTTCTTAAAAAACTTAGGCCAGTTATTGTAGGAGGAAGCGGAGCCAATATATTTATTAAGTGGGCTTACGACTTTAAATCAAAAACAGGCACTAGCGACATAACACTAGCAACACAAGCAAAAGCTTTTTTTAATGAAAGTCAGTTTAATATAGGTCAGTTTTCGACAGGTGAGTTTGTAACAACAGGTTTAGACGTTAATGCTAACGGTAGTGGCGGTAGCGTTTCTATTGACATGGAAGCTGACATAAACGGAGAAGAATTATCTTTACAGGAAATCAACGTGCTTGCAACAGTAGGTAGAACAATATGAGTAATTATACTAAAACAACAGACTTTGAAGCTAAAGATAGTTTACCTTCTGGAGACGCTGGTAAAATTATTAAAGGAACAGAGTTTGAAGTAGAATTTGACAACATAGCAACTGCAATGGCCACAAAAGCAGACTTGGCTGGACCGACGTTCACAGGCACTGTAACTATAGGGGCTTTGACTTTTAATGGTACGTTGTCTACAGGAACTATTGACGGAGGAACGTACTGATGGATGAGCTTTTAGAGCAATTATTAGGAGGAGCAGGGACCGCTGCTGGTTTAGCTCTAGCTGCTAAAGGGTACGAAGACGTAGGAGACATAGGTAGAGAAGCTTTTGAACGTATGTCTACAGGCTTTACAGATGATTCTGGACAGTTTACTCCTGGTTTAGCAGGAATGTTAGAAGAAAGGTTTAAGTTTCAGCCCTACACCGTCACAACAGCAACAGGCGGTCAGTTTGGTATGACTCAGGACCCCGCAACAGGGCAAATGACGTATGACATTCAAACGTCCCCTGACGAACAGAACCTACAGAAAGAACAGTTGCGTAGGGCAGAGTCCTTCTTTAATTTAGCAGAGACAGGTACAACGCAACGTGAGCAAGACATATACAACCGCATGAGGGCAGCACAAGCTCCTGAAGAAGAACGTCAACGTCTTGCATTAGAACAACGCTTGGCTAACCAAGGACGACTAGGTGTACGCACGTCCATGTTTGGAGGAACCCCTGAGCAACTAGCGTTGGCACAAGCTCAGGAAGAAGCTAAGAACAAAGCTATGTTAACTGCGTTGGAGTTTGCAGGACAAGAGCAACAACGACAGGCACAGTTGGGTACAGGTATGCTGGCCGCAGGTTACGTACCGCAAGCACAGTTGTTAAGTGGGTTACAACCAGGAATAACAGCAGCAGAACAACGTAGACAAGCCATGGCACAACAAGCAGGGGCATTTGGAGAAACTTATGCAACAGGACTTGAGGCGTTGCTACAGTCAGCACTAGGTCAGGCTAATATTGCTGGAATGGTTGGCGGTAGTATTGCTACAGAAAGCTTAGGCGGTCTATTTAGTTAAGGAGAATTTATAATGGCTACATTTTCAAGAGGGTTTTTGTCTCAGCTAGGTCAACCTGCTATGTCCCAAAGTTTGTTTAACTTAGGTTCTGCGCTTGGTAGTGTCCCTGGTGCTATGAAAGCCAAAAGAAAAAGAGAAGAAATAGCAGGGATTGACTTAAAAACCTCTACAGGACTAACGAAACTAGCTACGTACTATCAGTCCATAGGTGACTTAGCAAAGGCTGCTGAAGTTGCTACAGCGGCAACCCAGCTTAAAATGTCAGAAGACCAACAAACTGCTTTTGAAACATTAAAAGGCAATGTAGGACAGAGAGCTAGAAAGATAGGACTAGACGACATTGCTGATAACGTAACTAATTTTTCTTATCAGGACAGAGATTTATTAGTACAGGTAGCCTCTGAGATAAGACAAGAAGAAATAAAAAACCTTGCTAAGAACCCAGCAACTAGAAAAGCACTAGCAGTAAATCTTGGTTTAGTCAAAAGTCCAGAAGAATTTGAAGAAAGAAAAAAAGAGTTTATGGCAATGACTGAAGAAGGTTTTGCTTCTTTAGTAACTGGCGCAAAAGGAGAATTAAAAGCTTTTGAAACGAGGGACCCAAAAGACGGCAGTACAAAAATTAAAACTTTTAGAGTAAATGACGCAGGTTTAGTTTTTGACGAGGCTAAGTTTAGATTTATTCAACCCAATGAAGCTGGTATAATAAAAGAAGCACCTAAAGTAACTAAAGTTGAAAATATTGCAGCAGGTATGGCAGATGAGCTATCTAAAGTAGGTGCAAAGAACTTCGCTGAACTTTACGAAGGAGCAAGAGCCGCTGGTTTAACTTTAGACTCTATAGACAAAACTTTTCCTAATATTGACAATATGTTTACAGGAAAACTAGCAGAAGTTAAATTATCAATTTCAAAGTATGCTAAAGAATTCGGACTAGATATTAGTGATCTGATTGGTGACGACACTATAACTAATACTGAAGAATTTATGACTAGGGCAGCAGATAGAGTTGCTCAGTACATTAAAAATTTAGGAGCTGGTACAGGACTTTCTGATGCAGACAGAGAGTACTCTGAAAGAGCAGTAGGAGGACAGATTAAGCTTGATGCAAAAACTTTAAAAAGATTGCTTACTTCTTTACGAAGAGCAGCAGAAAATAAAGTAACAACATATATGAATACAAAAGAAAAACTTAGTAAATCACTTGGTAAAGGCAACCAAAGTGCTTTAGATTTTTTCCCTGATATTGTTGCGAAAGATCCAAGCGTTCCTATGGGTCGTGATACGGTTGTCAACGAATTTCTAAAAAATGTAAATAATCCAGACTAGGATTCTAATTATTATGTCTATGGTTGAAAACGAATACACTCAAGAAGAATACATAGCTGGCATACGAAAAGCCAAAAAACAAGGTAATATGGCTATGGCTGAAGCTATTGCTAAAGAAGCTGCTTTAGTATACCCTAATTATAGATATGAACCTCCTCCTGGTCCTACTATTACGGAAAAAGTTAAAACAGGTTTAATGGACTACGGTAAAACTGTTTCTCGTAATGTTTCAGAGTTTGATCCTTCTGAGGCCCTTTCAGAGTTTCCTGAAAAAGTAACTAAAAGAACAGAAAGAATATTAGGAGAAGATAAATTTGACTCTCCTATGGGAATAAAAAAGGGGTTAGTAGCTGGTTCTCAAGTTATTAGAACAGGAACAGAATTAGCTTTTGATTCTCTTGGGATAATAATTCCTGATTCAATTAAAAAAGGTGCTGAGACAGTCTGGAACACAATAAAAGATACTGATGCAGCTAAAAAAGCAGCAGAAGCTTTAGAGGTTGGTTATGAGGCTTACTCTGAGTTTGCCGAAGAAAACCCTGAATTTGCAGAAACTTTTGAAAGCACAGTAGACGTAATGGCTGTATTAACTCCTGGTTCTAAAAGTCAAATAAATACGTTTACTAAACCTGCTGAAAGAACAAAAGAAAAATATAATGTACTTGTAAAAACTGAAAAGCGAGAAAAATTAAAAGAATTACTAGGACCACAAAAAGTTGGAGAAAGAGGTTACGAAGGAGAGTACGAATCTTTAGGAGGAATCCTTGATAAAACAGAGTACGTTCCTACACCGTCAGAACAAAAAATGTTAGATATTTTGACAGATACTCCAAGTATAAATGCGAATGATACTTTTGTAAAAATGTACAACAAAATTCAAGAAGAAGTAAGAATAGAAAATAATAAATTAAAAGTTGCTATAAGACAACAAGGAAACCCTAAATTTTCAGGTGAAAACTTTAAAATACTTCTTGGATCTAAGTTAAAGAAAGAATTTGAAAAAGGTGCAGAATATAACGGTTTAAGCACAGAATCTCAAAAAATAGCCAACAGGTACTTAAAAAAAGCCATTGAACTAATAAACGACAATAAAGCAGATGCGTTAGGTTTGCTAAAAGCTAGAAGAGAATTTGATAGGTTTGTAAACCAAGGATCAAAAGGCGGTATTTTAGACCCTACGTCAGAAAACGCAAAGAGTGTCGCTGGTCGTTATGTAAGAAACATATTAAACGATAAGTTAAAAAGCATAGCAGGTAAAGAAACAATAGAAACGTCTCTTGACCGTATGCACCAGCTTTTAAACGCTCGTGATATTGTTAGTAAGAGAAGAATAGGAGAAGGGGGCAATAGACTATCAAGAGTATGGGACAAAATAAGTGATGTCTCAAATCTTCCTAGCACTCCTCTTGCTCTTTTTGCTACATTAAGAGTACCTATTGCAGGGCTTGTTGGACTAGGTACAGCAGGAACGGCAGGGGCTGTAGCAGCAGGAACCAGTGCTTTTATTCTTTTAAAAGCTGCTGATAAAAAAGTCCAAGTAAAATATTACGCTAAACTTCTTTCAGGAATGGATAAAGCAATTAAAGCCTATAAAAGTGATAAAAATTTAGTAAGAGAGCTTAAAGCAGACAGAGCTTACTTTGTATACTTACTAGATCAAGCTAGACAAGAAAAACAAGAAGAGGCTGTTGTAGCCCCTTAGTTAACCTTGTTTGTCTAAATAGTCCTTTATAGCTGCCTTAACAGCGTCTTCAGCTAACACAGAACAGTGTATCTTCACTGGTGGCAACGCTAGTTCGTCTGCTATCTCTGTGTTCTTGATTTCCGTAGCTTCCTCCAGAGTCCTGCCCTTAACCCACTCAGTCAGTAGTGAACTAGACGCAATGGCACTACCGCAGCCGTAAGTCTTAAACTTAGCGTCTTCAATAATGCCCTTGGCTCCTACCTTTATCTGTAGTCTCATAACGTCACCGCAAGCTGGCGC